ATGTCAAGCAAGATTGTTTAGAGCCGGATTATCCGCACTCCGATTGTATTTATATAGTTATTGCTATACCGAATTTAAATAGCCGGTATTCATTTATTTCCAATATTATACTTCGGACACAGTTCCCACTGGTCCTTTTCTTTATAAGAAATTATTTTAATCTGCCTCAGAGGAGCAACGTTGAGTTCTTCTTTACGAACAAAATCAATAAGACCCCAGTCGCTCAACAATGTAGCAATAGTATTCCTACGTGCAATATCGTTTTCTTCTAGATTAGCTTTCTTACCGTCCAACATAAACAGCTCTTTAAAGTGTACAATAAAGTACCGGCCTTGTTTATGTAGGATATGGCAAGATTGAAATAACTTACGATCTTTGCGTGATGCTACGCCGATACGAGTAAGTGTTTCACGAACCTTTAAAAAGTCATCTGGTTCGTTTAGTGTAATCTCCAACATAGTTGTTGGGGACCATTCTATTACATTATTTTCTTCCACCTTTACTCACCTTCTTTTCTAATTCTTTTATTTGCTCAGGTGATAAGAGTGTAAGAGCTTGTTTAGCTTCATCATTACTGTAGCCATAATACTCTTTTACCACTTCAATATCACGTACCAAGTCAGGTTTGTTCCATTTCGAAAAGCGTTTCCGCTTCCTGACAATATTTATAAGAAAATGAAATTGAAGCTTTTTGTCGAGATGAGCATACATATTCATCTCATTTGCTATAGCTACGGTGTCTGAAAAGTAAGATAGACCACGATTCACCATAAAACCGTTGTATTGCTTTTCAGTTATATCGTCAATCATTATATCTTCTTTGGTGAAGTTGATTGCGTTTAAATAATCAAATGGACTCATAACGCACGTACAACATTTTGCATACGCATAACATCAAGTGCAATGTCGTGGCGTGGATCGTGATGAATAAATGATTGGGCACAGCCATCGGGCATAAACTTATTATCTATGTCAGATCCCCATAACAATCCATCAAGGAAAGATCGAGTATCTCTTACGTTCCACCATGGATATGGTATTCCTTTATCACAAGCATACAGGAGCTTTTCCATAAGAACTGGATCAAACATATTACCACGTGTGTATACACGCCGCATATCCATTCCTTGTGTATATTCTGTCATAAAGTTCCAAAGGTTAGAAATAGATACGTCACTCGGTGAAGGCTTGAGTTGCTGTTGAGCCTCTTCTGATTGCTTTCCCCACCATTCTAGCGTAGACTTATCGATCTTTCTATTAAACTTCTTTACTTGTTCCTCCACATCAAACTTAATAAAAGCTGTGTTTTCTACTAAGTCATCATAGTTATAAGGATCTAAAGCATAGTTACTTTCATTGAAACGAAGAATAGCAAGAGATACTGCTACTCCAGTATACTGATTGCCTAACGTTTCAAAATCATATATGATACAATCATCCATTATTTAAAATCCACGTTTGCCATGATCTCTGTCATACACGCTACAACATTTAATTCATGGTCTGCCACAAAGGCGTCTTTGTATTGATAGTCTGCAAGGATAAGAACGAGTTGTGGAATAGATCGAGATTCTATGTATTCATTCATATTGTCATATAGACCACGAAAGATTCCTACAGTATCTTGGTCCATATTGTTTACGACCCAAGACCTCATCTTCTTGAAATTCTTTTCTTTTAAACTGGCAGAAAGGTCAGCAAATCCAGTTCTGCTAGAATTAGTATCACTGCCATCAATACTACTCCCACCAATACTGCGTCGTTGTCCTTCATTTATTACTCTTCTCCAGTCTGGAGCGTATTTCATAATCAGATCAGCTACTGCTTTCGAATCATAAGATACACCTTCTTTATCTAATATGTATACGAAACGCTTATAGAATTGAGCTGCTATATCAGCCAAAGCTTTCTTTGACGTATTGAATTCATATACACCACATCGAGAATGTAGTGGTTCAATGACACGATTCTTAAAGTTACATGTTAGAATAAAACGACAGTTATTTGCAAACTCTTCCATGAAACCACGTAGAGCTGGCTGTGTCGATTGTGGATTGAGATAATCAGCCTCATCAAGGATGATAACTTTATATCCACCTTGTAAGGATACAGATGAAGCAAATTGTTTTATCTTGCCTCGTAGTGTATCGATGTTGCCTTCTTCGGAACCATTGATCACTATGTAATCAAGATCCAGCTCATTGCACATAGCACGAGCGATTGTAGTCTTACCAAGACCAGCGGTACCAGTGAGCAACATGTTAGGCATGTCACCGGTATCGACTATTTTTTGAAATGTATTTTTCAAGTCTGCAGGTAAAATAGTATCGGCCACTTTCTGCGGCCGGTACTTTTCAACCCATAAAAAATCTTTAGTCATTTGCTTTCCTCATAATGTAATAATAATATTCTAAACCAATTTTAAGCAAATGTAAACTATTCAGATTCGGCAGCCTCTTCTTCATCACGCTGTTCTGCAATTTGAATAAGCTGGATGCACTGGTCTCGTAGTGTACCAATAGTGCTGAGCTCTTCGCCTTTGAATCCACCACGTTGTGTAATAGCATCAATGACAGCTACTGCTGAACGGCTAACTCGGTTACTTAGATCATAAACCTGTTCGTGATCTGACATAATAATCTCCTATTAATCTTTATAAGTTGAGGACTTTTCGAGGGCTACCCAATACTTTAAGTCCATATCATCTGAAGTACTGGTGAACTGTGATATAAGCTTCGATGATATTTCTACTTTGTAGTCAGATGGAATCATACGAAGGTTACTAATGTTTAAAATGAAATTAAAGTCTTCCGACTTGTATTCTCCATCAACATCAATGGAGTAAGTATTCGATGTACTGTTACTTGTGTCTACAACCGTAAGTGTAACCACGCCGTTTGAACCAGTAATCGATACCTCGCTGTGACCAAGTGCTGAAGCCGCACGTTTCAAGTTGGCCAATGTTGTTTGATCCAAAGTAAAGGTAACTTCAGGATCTGGCATAACAATAGGCTTGCTTGGAGACGTAAGCATTTCTGTATCTGAAAAGAAATACTTAATTTTAGCTCTACCAGATGTATCACCAATAGTGGCAAATTGATCGTCAAGTTTTAGGTTTGCCGCATCAAATAAATTTACAACCGATAAGAATTCTGATAGATCGTAGATGCCAAAGGTACGATCAAATTCTTCCGGTACAGTTGCCTGAGCAAGAATGTTCTTGGCTTCAGACATAGTCATAACAGACTTTCCTGGATTAATCACTAGGTTAGGATTAATCGAAGAAAAGTTCTTCAAAGTTTGCATAGTAAAGCTGGATAGTTCCATTATCAATTTCCTTTTAGTTTACTAAAATTCTTCTCTTTGTGAAACTCGAGTTTGTTTTCGAACTTCCCTTCAAGAATATCACCCTTATGAGAAATAACAAACACGTTAGTATCGTCATCTAATGTATAGATTATCTTCATAAGATTGTCAACGCCTTCATAATCTAAAGATGAATCAAATGTTTCATCTAAGATAAGCAGGTTAGTTGCAACTGAGTTCTTCATCTTGGCTATCATACGCCAAGTAAAGAGTAGAGCAAGATCGATACGCTGTTTCTCACCCTCGGAAAACGAGTCGTAAGTAAAAGCATCGCGATGTCTGGATCGAATAGTTTCTGAGAATGCTTCGTCCAAGTGAAAGGACACGAAGAAATCTAGAACTTGTAAGTATTGATTTACGAGTTTATTTATAACTGGTAAATACTGTTTAATTATTTTTGTTTTGATTCCTGTATCTTTGAGCATTTCAAGTATAACACTATTATAACTCAAAGACTCGTTAAAGTACAATCTTTTTTCAAATAAATCGTCTTTTTTTCCTTTTAGTATATCAAGGTCAGATTTAGACTTAGCTACATCACCGTCGTTGCCACGTATCTTTGTTATGGCTGTGGTGATATTTTGTATCTGTCCTTGTAAACGTACGATTTCTCGATTGTTAGAAGATATAGATGATGTTTTGTTTCGTATATCCTCTGAAGTACTAGTAAGCTCGTCTAAAGCAGATTCCACAATGGTGGACTGATCACCTACATCATCCAAAGCTTTTTGTATTTCTGCTGCTTTGGTCTTAGCTGTTGAAAGTTTTGAGGATCGTAGGTCCGAATCAATATCTTGAGAGCACGTTGGACATGTATCATTTTCCTCGTAAAACTTTGTTTCTTTGACGAGTGTAGAGATCTTTTGATTAAACTCTGCTTTGTACTGTAACAGTGCTTGTTTCTTATTATGATTCTTTTTAAGGTTTTCGTGTAAGCCGATCGAGCTTTTGTCAATCTCATCTGAAAAAGTAGCATTACTTGTTTGCAATGATTGTATATCGTCATTGACTTCTTTTATCTCAAGTTCTTTACTTTCAATCTGATCGTTACTTAGGCTTTCAACTTCCTTTATGTATTTTGATTGTAAGTCAATCTTTTCTTTTGCAAGTTCTAAAT